GTCGCCGGATTGGTAAAGTCCATCGCACCGCTGACGGCACCCTGCGCCTGACCGATCAGCGGGTTACCCGCCGCTGCGCGCGCCTCTCCTGCACCCAACCCGGCAAGGGTCGGTGCCGAAAAATCAACGTACGTTTTTCCGGGGAAAAAACTGCGCGGCTGCTCAAAGAGGTTTGTGCTTTCGCTCATTACCCGCGTCAGGTGCGGAAACGCATACGCGGGCGGTGCCGATGTAGATGTCTGCGCGATGGTCGTTTCCTCGCCGCCGCCGCCAAATAAATCGCCAATGAAGCTCATAATATCCTCGCCATGACTGTCGCCATTTCGTCGTATCCCAGCGCTTTGCTCCACCCTCGGCGCCCGATGATCGTCGCCCTGGTGCAGCCGTTTTGTTTTGCGTCATTGCTGACGCGCTTTTCGATTTCGCGTAGTTCGTCCAGATCGCCGCCGGCGAGCCAGTAGTGAAGTTGCCGGGCGGCGGGTAACTCCATCTCTTGCGTCACCACCGCGCAGCGGTCGCCGACATGCAGCGTTACCTTGCCGTCTTCGACCATTTTCAAGACATCCTCGACCGTGTGCGTGTTACCGCAGTGGTCAAGAGCGTCTTGGATGTATTGCCTAACCGATGACCGCGTAGGCATAGGACCGCGTTGTCGTTGCCGATGCATGCGTGATCGTGAAGCTGTTTTTGGTGCGCGCCGAAACCCATATGTTTTCCGACGCCGCATCACTCGTCGTCGGCATGAACAGGATCACGCTGTCGCCGCCGACGCGGTAATCAGAGACCGTTGTCGTGGTGGCCGAGTTCGTCAACGTAACCGTGCCGGTCGCGTTTAATTTGCCTTGCAGGATATTGTTCACAACTTCGGCATTTTCGCGCTGATCCGAGAACGGCGTCAGTGCGCGGAAATTGGTCGTTGCCATCAGCGCAATCCTGTCGCGCGTGCGTCAACGTCAACACCCTGCGCCTGATCCCAGATGCCGCTAATGTTTAAACGCACACGATGATAGCGGCCCTCGCTCCGCACCGGCACGAAGCCTTCCGACGTGACGCTGGCGGCCGTCGAAAAAGTAACGTCATCGTAAGGCAGCGCTCGACTACCGACTTGCGCGGTGATCGTCGGCGACTGCCCGTCAACATATGGGACGACCGTGTTGACCAAACTGCGGTTTTTACCAACTTGGAATTCGCCGGTATCAATGACCGCAGCCAAGCGGTCGCCGCTGAAACTCTGCACCTTTTTATCTTTGGCGGCTGCGAAAAAATATCGCCCACCCTGATAGACCGGGCTGTCCAACGACGCCGGCAGCGCGTCGATGCTGGTGCTGATCGTGTCCAGAGCCTCAAGCGTATAGCCCGTTGTATATAGAGGCGCGAGAACGTCACAGTTGACGACTGCGCGGCTCCATCGGTTCAAAACGTAGTTGTATATTAACAACTCATCATTCGCGCCATCCGCAGAATCGACCGACGGGAAGGCCCAGACTACGATCTGGTTGAGGGGATCGACCGCCGCCGAAACGTTTTCGTGGGACGCTGATTTGAACCGATCAAGAAAATATCGATTAATTTTTTCCGCGCCAATCGGCACCAGTTCCGAACCGGACAGCATGTAGAAGCCATCGTCGGACAGGAAAAACACGGTGCTGCCAATCGACGCGACAGAGCCGGGAACGGAGCAGCCCCGTGCCGTGCTGATTTTATCGAACTGATAAATCAGCGGCGCGCCGACAAATTGGCCGCGCACGATGCCACGCTCGAATAGTGCTATCGCGTACTCGCCGCCAACTAGGCCGGTCAGATCGCCCAAATCGGCCACGTCTTGGTGGTCCGAAAGGTTCGTGCCGCTTGTCCAACTGGTTGCCGAGTTAATGCCCGACCACCACAGTCTATAGGGCTTGACGCCATCAACGCCGTCGTTGGTGTATCCGAGCATCACTTGATCGCGGATCACCGCGACGAATTTTGCCTTTGGTGGCGTGCCACCTAAATCCGCAAAAGCTGCCGTAGCGCCCGCCACCGCCGTCTGAATATTATCGTCAAAATTCGTCGCTATAACCGTTTCGCCGAATTGGCAAAACCGCCAGCGGTCATCGGACGATGTGGAATATCCGCCAGATTTGGATTTATCGGTCAGCGATGAATCAGTCGTGTTAAAAAGGTAAAGTTTCCCCGCATCGCCAACGTAGAGCGAAGTAACGCCGTCATCATCTTTTGCGGCATACATGCCGATAATATCATTCGTCGCCGCGCCGCTGATTGCGCCCAAATCTTGAAAACTTGTGTAGCCTTTGGCGGCGGGTATGACGTTTTTCGCCTCGGTCGCACCGGCGTTTTCAAAAGCCGGTTGATCCGGCAGCCACTCCGCAAAATTTATCATGCCGCCAAATCCCAATCCTCGCCGCCGTCGCTTGCGGGCGTCCACGTTTCAGAGCCCGCCGCGACTTCGGACCAACTCTCGCCGCCCGCCGTCGTTTCATCCCAGGCTTCGCCCAGCTTTTCATTCGTTGCGCTGACCGTAAGAACTGTTGCTGCCGTGCCGCTGGCCTCGCTTGTCATCACGGCGCTTGCGGTGCCGGTTATTGCTATCGACGCCGCCGCTACGCCGTCGTAAACCATCGCCATGCTTGGCGTGTTTGCCGTGATGGCAATCGATGCCGACGCTGTTGCTGCTTGCGCGCACGTTGCGGTCGTTGACTGCGTGATGGCGATGCTGACCGACGCCGCCATCGAAACGGTAAATTTCGCGGACGCCGAAACCGCCGCCGCGCCCGTGACTGCCGCCGCGCCAGACATGACGCCGATGGCATTAGCCGACTCTGACGCGGAAATTGATACCGCCGCAGCGACATGCTGGACGCGCTTAACGTCTGCCGTCGCGGTCGCCGATACGGATACCGCAGCCGCGCCCTCGAATAAATTTAGATCGTCAAGCTGCTCAAGCGTGCCGTAAGCGTCGAGATCATCCATCGACCCCCAAGCGTCAAGCTGCTCAAGGGTCGGCCCGAGAATTTCAGCCATATTAGGCGGCGGTTATATCCAAGTCGCCCGCGCTGATCCGCAGGATATCGCCCGTCGTGATCGTCTTCGCTGCGCTAAACGCGCCGTGGATTAGCAGATTGCCGCTCGTCGATGCGTCAAAGATTCCAAAATGGGACACGGCCCCCCAACTCCCGGTCGCGGCATTGAATTCCACCGTGCCGCTGTTCGAGGTGGTGCCGGAAGACGCTGCAGAGAAGGTCGCTTCCTTGCGCGCGTAATTGTTTCCGCTCAATTCAGTGCCGCTACCGTCGTCGCCGAAGCTGCCGGTGCTTAGTCCGACATAGACGTTCGACGGCATCGTGTACGCGCCGACGCTGCAAATGTGGTCGAGAATTTCATTCTCTAGATAGTCTGACATAGCGCTCATGCAACTTCTCCGTAATCGCTCGTTAGTGTCAGTGGACCGGCGAACCGCGCACGGTCTTCGTCGGCCTGGATCGCGGCGGCTGCGCGCTGGAATAGCGCGTCATGCTGCGCCTGTTTTTGGTCGTCCATCAAGTAGCCGAAGGCTTCCGCGAGCGCGCCGTGCAGATATAAATCTGGGTGGCGCGTGAGAATATTGTTCGTCGTGTTGCTGTCGCTTAACGCGCTGACATTCGCCACATAGGTGATCTCTGCCGTATGCGTGTCGTCAGGCGTGGGCCGGAAATATATCTCGGTGCCGACAATCGAATACGCCCGTGGCTTGCCGTTGCCGGTCGATGGATACTCTCTGTCGGCCTGTTGCGGCGTCATGTATTTGAGGATCGTGCGCGGCGAGGTGTTTAAACGGACATGGCGAATGGCGCGTACATCGGTCGGCAGCGACACATACGCATCGCCTGCCGTCAACGTCGCAGTCATACGGGTTTCCTGGCTGCGCGTTTCTAGCTCCCGGTTTATACGGGCTTCGGCCAGCGCAATAAATTCGGCGGCGCGGTCTGCTAAATCTGTCCGCGCGAGCCAGTTACTTATTGCGGTTTTCAATTCTGAAAAAGTCGAAATCGCCATCAAATTTTACCCGCAGTCGTCCTAAAAAACCGGTTCTCGGGATCGTTCAGCCACTTTTTCCAAGCGGCCAAATTGTGCTTCGGCTCACCCAGCTTTCGGACAAGATCGTAATAGAGAGACGACGGGATATCCGCGACCTTGTGATGGTGGTGGCTGCCGGTTTGGTAGCCGCCGGGTTGCCAATCGTTCGCGGCTCGCTTGTTGGCTTCCAAGATCGGATCTACCGCTTGCCGCGTAACGACGTGCATGTCGTCGCCGCTCACCTCGAAAGTCGTGACTTTGCCGGGTGCTTTGCTCAACAATTTCTTCATATAGAAAAAGGGAGGGCCGAAGCCCTCCCCCTCCGTTAGGTCGTTGACAACCGTTAGGTCGTTGACAAATCGACCACCGCTGCGTGCGCCTTCGGAGCCTTCACAATCAGGGTCCATTCAGACACGATGCTGAAGCGGGTGGCGTCACCCACGGGGGCAACGTCGCTTGCCGAGAACAGGCGTCCCGGCAAATGGCCGATGCTGTAATGGTCGGCGTCAAGCAGGAAAATCTCGGTGTTAGCCGCCTGCCTGTCGATGACCACGTTCAA